AGTTGTGGTACCAGATGTGACCGCCTGAATGGTTGTCTGTCCAGTACCTGCTTGGATAATAGTAATGGAAGAACCCACAGGAAATCCCACTGAACTGTTTGTGGGAATTGAAAAAGTATTGGCGCTGGCGCTTGTCATAGTTACAATTGCGCCGCCATCGTTTAAAACCGTTGTGTAAGAGGATGTCTGGGCATTAATGGCATAGGTAATTGTGGATGCGGTAATAGTCGCGTTATTAATCGTGGCTATATTAAAAGCTGAGAAGGTGATTAGCTCTAGGGTATCTCCCGCTTTAAGGGCGGCTAAAGAACCAATAGTTGCGCCGTCAGTTGCCGTATAGTCCTGGCCTCTGGATAGGAGAACGCCGTTATAGTAGACCTGCTCTTTTCCTACAAGGTAGGAGAGGGTGGCGCCATTAGAGTCCACGCCAGAGATAGAGGTCTCCCCGCCCGCGGCAACATAGCGGTATCGATATACACTCGCAGCGGAGGTATTAGCTGTAGAGATACTCACTAGGAGATTTCGCTTCCAAACGCGTTGAAGGACAAGTTAGCTGAAGATGCGTATACGCGGAGGGTTGCTCCGTTTTCTAGGGTAAGCCCAAGAGTTAGCGCGGTGGTGTCATTGGCATTTACGGTAGCGCCGTAGACAATCCAGTTTTTAGCCGCGGTAGACGAGGTTCCGTTTGCCCATACCGCAATGCGGTAAGTGGCTGGGGAGTTGGCTTGGTTACAGATAGTAAGTGTGGAGACAACAGCAGCAGCTGACCCGCTTGGTGAATAAAGGGTCGTTTCTGTTGTAGCAGATGGGTTGGCCTGAGCCAAAACTTTATAAGCGGTTGCCATAGGACTCCTTAAAGGCTATAAAGAAATTATCCCTATTAGCCACCTATTTGTATGGCTAAACTAGCGAACCCAGATCATTCCTACGTCTGCTGTAGGGCGCAATCCCGCTGCTTTCCAACCTTCTTGTTCCCATGCAGGCGCGGTCTCCTTGATCCACTTAGGTAGATCTCTAGCCTGGGTAATTGGTCGGTATTCAGTCGGCTCATCAAGATGATGCTCAATATATTGAAGCGCGTACTCGGTATACCCATTGACCATGCTTAGGCGCTCTAGCTGCTTAACGTGCTTTGGCACATCTTCCATTGTCCACTCAAAGCAGAGCTTAGGGGCCTTACCTGTGTAGCCCTCAAATACCAGATCTTCTCCACCCTCTACGTCAATTTTGATTAGCTCAGGGGTTCCATACTCGTAGATAAGGTCATCTAGCTTTACAGTAGTTGCTTGAATAGTTGTATATTCTTTGCCCTTATAGCGATAGGTATCTCCAGTAAGCCATTCTTTATTTAGAGTAGATAGCCCATCTTCAACGCACTCATAAAAGTCCACAACATCCCCAGTAGTGTTGGAGGCCGCCAAACGATACGGGATTACTCTAGGGTCATCTTTATAGTTAAAGACTAGTTGATAAAATACTTTAGGCGCTGGCTCTAGCGCGATTACATTAGTAAAGCCCTTGAGGAAAAGAGCCGCCCAAGTAGCCTCTCCCTTATTAGCGCCGATGTCAAAGAAGACTCTGCTGTTCTCTACTGGCTTATGGTGAACTGCATGTGGGATCATAGCGTGTCCTTATACGTAATTGAGGTTGCTCTCAATGCCTTTTCTATAGGCATCAGAGATAGGATAGTTTTCTAATAGACTAGTAAAGAGTTCTCTGCTCTCATCTTTGCGCCCAAGCCACCAACCGCTTACGGCTTTCTCAAATAGAAGAGCGTATTCGCCTGGGTACTCAACATCTACAGGTAGCGCTTCTTGGCGACCAATGTGGGTAAGGCCAATCTCTGCAAAGGTATAGGCCTCTTGCCAATTACCCGTGCGCTCGTTGTAGCGCGAAAGGTAGAAGTAACCCTCAGGTCGGTTAGGCATATAAGAGATGGCTTGAAGAATACAAGTCACACTGCTATGCCCGCGCCCTTGTTGTTTATCAAAGCAAAGGGCGATTCTTAACAAAGATGTGTAGACAATGTTTTGATGAGTCTCGTGCCCATACTCAGCCGCGCGTAGATAGAAAGAAACAGCAGAGGCTGTTTGATCTATCTTTAGATACTCTTCCCCGATCCAGAAGTTTGTCTCTGGATCAAATGGTTGAAAAGAAGCCTTCTCAATTAAGTCCTTAATAGAGTCCACTGGTCTCTGCCTCCTCAATCATCTCTTCTACAACGATCTCTGGCACGCGCAAAACAAAGGCGCAGTTATCTTGGAAGCCAAAGGAGATTAGTAGATCTTTACCTAATACAGCCAATCCAGCAGCAAACTCAATACGCGCATCTAAGAAGGAGAACTCCTCTGGAGATACGCCGATGATATTAAGGTCTTTATCCCAGACAATAAGACGGTGACGGTAGAAGCCATCTTTCTGGTTAAGGTAGTTTTTAAATAGCCCTACCTCATGGGTTACTGATAGGTAGACATCGCCATAGGGGACTAGATGTGAGCCGCCGCGCTGATCAGATAGCGGTATTCTATTGTACTTTTGAATAACGGCCTCGGACTTAGGCTTAGTTGGATCTGCCTTTACAATCTCAGTTGGGCTAGTCCACTTAACAAAATGATAAGGCCTATCTAAGATTGGGTACCAGTTCTTCTCACAGTAGGTATCGTCTTTGCCTGGAGCAGGGATGCGAACGCGCTTAACCTCTTTAGCGCTCCACTTCTTCTTATCAATCTTTAGCTTGGAGTACTCCATGCGACCTTCGCCGTTCTCCTTAGTATCGCGGCGAACACCGATAGCGTAGTAGTCACCGCCCCACTGGACTAGGCGCGCATCCTCTTGACCAACAAACTCCCAGACCGCGGGAACGTCTAAAGCAGAGGTATCTATGCGGCAGTAGTCCGTGACATTGAGGTCTTTATCTAGGCGGCATAGGTAGTTAATTGTTACTAGGCGCTGGTCTTTCTCTGGGTGCAAATAGGAGAGCGGCCCCCAATTAGAAGGAAACTTCTGCATATGCTCAGAGTGGTAGAGGGTGTAGTTTACGTGGCGCAGGATGCAGAGAATATCGCCGTCATCATCTATAAAGATAGATGGGTTCATCAACCCGGTGCCCTCAGTCAAACCTTTTTCAATAATAAGTGGGGCTAATTTGCCGCCTTTTTGTACCGAACGTTGCACCAAATTCATACCTGAAGTGTACAACACTGACGTGTACATACCGGGCGTAACTACGCATAGCTCTGCTATTCTTACACTATGGAAAAGCGCCCTTGGGGTACCTACGAGGTACTAGCAGAAGATGGTTCATATAAGGTTAAGCGCATTATTGTTAAGCCTAACCACCGACTCTCATATCAGACTCACGAGAAGCGCGTTGAGTACTGGACTATTGTCCAAGGTCATGGCGTTATCACACTAGAAGATAAAGAGCAGCCAATCAAGGTTGGCGACGCTGTTTACATTGATAAGGGCGACCCACATCGTATCCAGAACCTAGGAGAAGCAGACCTAGTGTTCATTGAGGTGCAACTTGGAGATTACCTAGGCGAAGATGACATCGTTCGTCTAGAGGATGACTACAACAGGGCTAGTTAGAGCCTTCTTCTAACTTAACACTGGGCCACTTTTGCTCAGGGCACCACGCGTGAGGCAGTCTAGTCTTTAACGGCATAATGCAATGACAAACGCTGCATTGCTGTGTAAGAGGCACAAACTTGTCGCACGAACGGCATATAGATAGCCTAAAATCCCTGATCTCTTCAGACACATGTGGGATATTGGGGTTTATAAGGTCCCAGGGTTTTGCTTCGCGTTCACTCATCGAATGTATACCTCTACTCGAGCAGACCTATTAATTCCGGTGGTATCTTGACAGCAGCCAACAACATCTCCGGCAGAATAACTTCCAAAATTAGAGTCCATACCAATACCGCCAGATACATCGTTAGACCCAGGAGCTGCTGATAGTCCGGCAATACCGATGCTTGATGGGCCAGTCCACGTTGAAGGCTCACCGTCGTTATTCCAACCAAAACCCCAACGCACACGAGCAAACGAAGTACAACAGTTCGTAACATTGTGATAGTTGCCGTAATTAAACCCATAAAATTGTTGTTGGGCTTGGCTAGAAAAAACACCACTAGCCCAACCGCTAAAAGATTTAGCGTTACTTACATAATACCCACCATAAGGAGTTGTAAGATTTCCACCAATAAGAACTGCCGCTCCTCCAGTAGGGTTTGTAGCTCCTGAAGAGGTTGTTGTTTGTAACGTATCAAGGGTTTGATAATCCCCAGACGTATTATTAAAATCAACCCATGACATACGGGTACCGTGCCTATAGTTGTTTTGTAACCAAGTCCAGGCGCCTACACCAGAGATACTTCCACCAGCACCAATGTCGGGCCAAATAGCAAGCATGTCTTTGTGAGAAAAGTAGTTCATAGTATGAAATTTTGCATCACCATCATTTCTTGTATTATCTGATGGGTTCAATGTGTTGTAGGTAGTCCAGTAAGTTGATGAGTAATTAAAAGTAGTCCCTCTAGTAGCCTTCATAGCCATCATCCAACCGCCACCGTTCCACTGATTGTTCATCAAACAGTAGATCTGTGTGGGCCCGGCAGTTGGCAAATTAATCCAGTAAACACCATCTGTGTTATATCCATAATCAGATTTTAATTGGGCTGCCGATACTCCTGCATTAGCTGAAGTTAGTCCATCTTTGCCGTAAGCAGACGCGTTTAATAGCCTAAGTTGATTTTTTACCGATATACGGCCAACCGCGTTAGTTGAAGTAGAGGGGTTACTTCCTAAGTATCCAGTTACATCAGGCATTCTTACCTCACGTACACTTCAACACGGGCTGAACGATTAATTCCAGTTGTATCG